GGGGTAGCTGTCATCAGTTCGCCGAGGAACGACGTACACATTGATTGGGTGTTACTCACTTAAATTCTCCTTAAGGTAAGAGACTGCATTTAAAAGAAATTTTGGGTTGTCCAAAAACAAACCCAGTCCGGTATTACACCGCATACAAAGTAAACCGCGTACTTTACCTGTATTGTGACAGTGATCTATAAAAAACATTTTAGTTCTTCCGCCCGGCTTTTTAGCAGCGCAAACTGCACATTTACCATTTTGCTTAGTAAGCATGGCGTCATACTGCTCTACAGTAATCCCATACGTCATCTTTAACTTACTTTTGCGTTCTATTTCAAGGACTCGGTCTTTGTTTCTTTCTCTGTACTTTTTGTTATAAGCTACGCGACAAACAGTACACTGCGAAACAGGCTTCCCAGGACGATGTGTTTTACGCATAGGGAATTCCGACAAGGCTTTTTCCACCTTGCAGACAGCACACGTATGCGTTGTTTTCACGTTATCCTTAAAAAGAAGCAGCTTCGCCACCTGCAAAGGTTGGCATTTTTTTCAAAATAACATGGGCAGACCTGTGAACAAGCTCCCCATCCAACCAGTACTCAACCCATGTTGTTAACTCGTTGTCATTATCGACTGTGCCTTCCCGCTTCTCTAGCTGGGAATCGTCCATGTCGCCTTTGGTGGTGGTAACTATCAATTTGAACTCCTGATAAGTGCAGTGGTTGATGTGTTGGCGGGCATGGTGATTGTAAACGTGGTGGTTGACGTTTTATCAGAGCCAAAATCCAAAACTGCAATTGACTTATTGCTTTTTGATTCGTTGTAAATCAAAGCACACCGAGCAGTCAAAGCAGCAGACCAAGATACATTATCCCAATTGACATAGGCTACAGACCCCGACGAGCTAATCTGAACCCCGGTCATAACCTCACCGCCAGCCGTGTAGCCAGAAGCCACCACCTCATTGGTAGTGCTGTACGCTGTAGTAGCTTCATTTAAATTAGCATTGCCTGTATACAAAGCAATCTTGATCGTGTCCGTAGACAGATCATGGATGGCTTCATAAAGCTCTTTTTTAAAGCTGGTAGTTTGGGTTTGGACTATAGACATTAGTTAACCTCAACCCTAAGCTGGCCACTGCGATAAGCATCCTGGCGCTCCATGCCATCACCCAAGCGCTTAGCAAGAGCTAATGCTTCAGCATACTTTTTGCCATAAAGAGCAACCAAATCTGGCTCACCCTTCATAAATGTATAGGCCTCTACCAAAGCACCATAAAGCAAAACTGTATCAAAGTTATCACCAAGCCAAGTTTGGCCGCTTGCCGCTACAGTAATTGACTCTGGGTAATAGTAGTAGTGAAGCTCTGCGGAATAAGTTGTATCTGGCGTTGGGCCAAGAATAAAACTTAACTCATTGGAGATGGTGGTGCCTGATACCGTTGGGCCAAACAAAGCGTAATACTTTGGCTTGCCAGTGCTTGTTGGACCAGGATAGGCTTCACGCATGAAGTTAACATCCTTGTTCAAAAGGTATGTGTATTCACCGCCGCCATAAGGAAACACTGCCAAGGAATACGGAGCCAGGAAGTCATCAGGGCAAGACAGGTACTTATTACTTGCTGTAATCGTGCCAGTCACGTTTTTGCGCAACGATGGAAACTGCACCGAGTTATAGATGCGCTGCTCAGCCTGCTCAATGAACCGGTTTATTTGATCCGTAGATGTTGAGGTCAGCAGCGCCGTGCCAGTACCAGTACCAGCACCTGTAGCAGTAAAGACTGTGCCAACCGTATTGGAGGATGCCCCAATCAACGTGAAATCAGTTGTACCAATTGAATTGATTGTGTAGCTTGAGCCAACAACAAAGCTTCCAGCCGTATACGAACTTGCAGTAGTAATCGTCGGAAAATTATTTTCCGTGTAAGTCTGTATCGCCGATGAAAGCTCAGAATAGTTCATGCCATCGGGCCTCGTGCCATCACACCTTTTGTAGCTGCGCCAGTACCACGAATTTTAATTCCGCTGGTTTTTGCCGGAGCAGGACGTTTGTTACTCAAGCCATTTACAACCATATCCAGGTTTGCAGGATCGCTCATGTTAGGAGGAGTCTCGCTGGTAAATTTAGCTGCCGCACCAGACATGGTATGGGGCTTTGCGTAAACACTAGCAGGGCCAACTTCTTTGCCGCCCTTTTTCATGGTGTATGCCATAAATTACCCCTTTTGGTTCATAGCACGGGACATGTTCTTGCCGTACTTTTTACGATCCATGCTGGTAGGGCCACCCTTTTTTAACTTAAGAGTAGTGCCTTTACCGCCTTTGTGTTCTTGCGCGTCATGCTGCTTGAACGCCTTTTTGATCATGGCCTTGTCTTGCGCCTTGTCACTTTTCATGTCTTCTTTAGCCATCATAAACTCCTATGAAACCGTTACTGTTACCGTGCCAACACTTGTGGTTCCAACCAAGTAATTAGGCGTTAAAACCGAATCAAACCCACTTGCACCACCAACAGGATACCAACCCCATTGAATATCCCTAGATCCGCCGGTTGGAGTTCCTTGATCTCCAGTCGCAGTTAACTGCAATCCGTTCAATCCAGCCGCAACATAAGTTGTATCTGGACGAGGCTGATACACGGCCTGGGGATCGTTAACCGGATACATGCCAAGCTGTAACTGAGGCTGATCAGGGTCCCAACATTCTTCACAAACTTTCAATTGATATAGTTTAGTCTTAATGACCTCAACTTTCAATTGTTTTAATTTAAAACGCTGGCCACACCGATCACATTCGGCAATTGAATATTTGCCAGATGCATACGGTGAAGTCATTACATGCCACCTCCACCAATGAACGATTGGCGCGGAACCAGGCGTAGCGTAGCTTTTTCGTGGTCTTCACCGGCTGCAAGCTTATACTGCTCTTCATAAACAGCTTTAAGCATATCCAGCCTGCCTTGCAACTCTGGCACTTTCATGGCTATATAGTATGCCAAACCAGCAGTCACAGCGGGCAAAAACCTAAAATTCATGTCGGCAGTCTCAACGCCTTTGCCAGCATCTTGAATGCGCCGCAGTCGGTAGTAGACAAACTGGTATGTTTGCGATCCATCAGGCGTTGGCCAAACAGTAATTGCAGGCAACTGTGGAACATTAACAGCAGTTAAAGTTGTATGCGAGGCAGCGGTTGTATTGTTTTGGCCGCGAAATACACCGCCCAGGGTATTGCCTGATATGTAGGTGTAATAGATGTCTTCGCTGTCCAGACGGATGTAACCAGATCCAGCCAAGCCAACAACTGTGCTTAGCGTGATGGAGTCTGAAGTAGCAGTAATACTGCCATCTAACGTTGCAGACGTAGGATTAACCTCGCCAGACAAGCGCTGAATCCATACCTGGATTGGCCGTCCCTGAACCAGTTTGTTTGGGATAGTTGCGTATGTAGATACGCTGATCCTGGTAATGCTTAAATCAGCCTGGGTAGATGCAACATTGGGCTGCGTGCGGATTACATGGTCCAGCAGGTCAATCGTATCGGTTGGCAAAGCGTAGGTGTTTAAGCCTTGCGTTAGGGTGATAGTGCCCGTCTCGATAGTCCACATGTTCAGGCCGCGATTAGCCCACTCTATGGTCATCAAGTTAAGTGACCTGCGCGCTGTACGCAAATCATAGCCAGAACGCATCTCGCGCCCAGCCCGTTCCCAAGCCTCTTCAGCAAGTTCCGTAAACTCTAAATTAAAGGCTGTGGTTCCGGTAGTTGACATAAGTCATCCAGGTTATTTAAAACCCTTGAGGGTTTCTGCAAGACGCGCTCTCTTACCCATTACGCCAGGCTTCTTTGCGGCAGCTTTTAACTTTGACGCAGGGATAGTCTTTCCCTCTTTAACACCCAAGCTTTGACGCAAAGCGCCAGGCTTCTTAATTGCTTTTTGAATCCACTTCTCAGCCATTTTTTGCCATCCTCATGTTATCAATAAGGTTTGGGTAAGGGCGTCCAGCAGCTTTAGCCGCAGCTTTTGCTTTGGCTTTTTTTGCTGGTGACAGCTTGGTGTGCTTTTTGGCAGGATTAGGGGTATCCCAAACCTCACCGCCTTTAGCATACTCTGTAAAGTCAGTGTTGTCTCGGCGTGCTTTACGCACACCTTTAGGCATTTTGGACGGGGAAATAGCGCCCATACCCCGGCTTGCCATCATGCTAATTTCCTAGCAAATCTTGCCACGAGTTTTACCTCGTTGAGCAACGCCATCAGCACGGCTGGATGCAGAACCACCTTTGGCCATCTTCTTTACCGGCTCATCTACAGGGACTGAATCCGGGTAGATTGGCGGCTTTGGCGCTGGTTTTGGTGCAGGCTTTTGTTTTGCCTTTTTGGCAACAGGCTCATCTACTGGAGTTGAGTCTGTGTAATCGTAATCTTTAGCCATGATTGTTCCTTAACAGGCTTTGCCACCCATACTCATTTTAACCATTTTGCCTTTGGTTTTACCTTTAGAAGCAATCCCATCAGCGCTCTTATGACCGGCAGACAAACCGCCAGCAGCCATTTTCTTGACGCCACCGCCTTTTTTCATGCCCATCATTTGCATACGGTCCATAGCCATATCTTTGGCAGAACCTTCTTTCATGCCGCGTTTCTCAACGTCTTTACCCATCTTTTCAAATTTCTTCATCTTTGTAGCCATAGTATCACCACCTTTAGAAAATTTGCGGCCTTTATCCGCTTTTGCAAAATCTTGCCCCACGGACTGTGGAACGCCCACCTTCTTGGCAAACGATGGCGAGTGAGCTATCGCTTCCATGAATCTATGTTGTTTTGCGCTAGTTGAGGGCACTTCTTTGCTCCCGCATAAACGCATCGAGTTTCTCGTCCAACCGGTCTAAGCGGGCCAGTACGCGATTAATATCTGCGTGCATATCAGCTTTAGTCACAAACTTGTCAGCATGCTCTTCGCGGGTACGGCTCAGGAGAATAGCCAAACGCTTTACCTCGTCATGGGAAAACTTAACCCACAACAGCAAAGCTGCCGATACGAAGGACAAAAAAACGTTCCAAACTGGGAGTTCCATTTCAGCAGTTCCAAGCCCGTAGGCTCTTATTGATACGGGAATTCGGATCTTTGGCCGTCTTCTCGCGGTAGGCATCCCACTCTGGCGCATCCGCTGATGCGTATAAGTATTGTGCCGCAAATTCCAAAAGCATAGGGTCATCCCTAAAATGCCCTAAACCCCGATTGCAATGGTTGCAAAGCATACCCCGAACCTTCCCGGTAACATGGTCATGGTCTACAACTAAAGCGTCTTCTACCCCGCAAATAACGCATTGCTTCACTGAAGTTTTTATTTCTTTAAGAACTTCATCAGGCATTACTGCACGATGTTTACCTCTGCAATTTTCACTCCGGTAGGTAGCACGGCATTCTCTGCACCAGCTATCCAAACCATTGCGTTTTTTATTGTGCAATGGAAAAGTTTCAGCCGTTGCGGGCTTATCTACCTTACAGCGAGTACAAGTTAACAGTTCCATGCTTTTAATGCCAAGTTAATTCTGGACTTTGGGTCGTTCGCTGTTTTTGCGCTCGTCAACTTCTTTTTGGCCCCACCCATCCTTGCGCAGAAGGAGTCGCGCCTGCTGCCGCCTTCCGGCTGGGGAGGTTTTAAATTCATCCCTTGCTTTTTGGCGGAGGCTCGCCCCTTGGCGTTCAAGCCGCCATTGGGGTTCTTGCCTTCCTTGCGCTGCCATGCTGGAGACTTAGCCATAAAACGCCGTAACGCCTGTTACTGCTGCACTTAATGCCAAGTACAACGTGCTGCTAAACCTAATACCTTCGCCGGGGATGTCAAAGGTGTATGTATTTGGGTTTGAGATCGGAAGAGCACACGTCTGAACTCCAGTCACATCACGATCTCGTATGCCGTCTTCTGCTTGAAAAAAAAAAAAAGAATATAAGTAAA